ATTAAGCACTTTAAGGGTGCTGTTAATTTCCTTGCAGGCTGCTTTATACTCTGCCTCTCCGTCAAAACTTAACCTTGTTTTGACGTTCTGCGTCTTATCTGCCATAATTAAAAGCCCCCTAACGCTATGTCTATATCGTCCATGTTTTCTGTAGCTGCTGATGTTCCCGCCTGTTCCTGTCGGAAAATGTGCGGGTTATATTCCTTGTGATATTTAAACAGTGTCGTTATCTGGTATGGTGTTTTTCTCCATGCCTCACGTTCCCTGTATCTCAAAAGCACTACTGCAATATACAAAAGCCGTGCAGTATCTAATTTTCCTGCACGGCTGCCCTGTTTCCCTCTTCTGTTGTTTCTTCTCCGTCGTTTTCGTTCTCTGTGTCGCTGTTGTCTCCCGCAGTTCCTCTGTAGAACGATTTAAAAATAGCGTTCTGTACTTCCTGCAAATTTCCTGCGTGTATCAGTCTGCCTACCCTCTTCTCTTCAAGCAGCTGGGCGTTTTCGTCCTCTGCTAAAAGTGCCTCGTTAATAAGCAGCGTAAGTAACCACCTTGTATCTTTAAAAAGGTTTGGGTTATCTTTATTGAATACCTCACTTAATTTGTCGTAGCCCCCAAACTTTTCCTGCACTTCGTCTAATGCGTTCAGTGAAAAAAGTAAACCATATTCTTTGCCGTTCAGCTCTACGGGAAAAGCCCCGCTCTTTAATGCTCCCATGATATAAAATTAAGGCGCAGCCCATGCTACGCCTCTCTCCTTTCCTGTTTTATACACTTTCCATTGCTGCTGCCTTTTCCGGCACTGCTGTAAACCACGTTTTAGCCGCTGCGCTTTCCTCTGTTCCCACAAAGTCTGCTTTCCACAAGTTATCTTTCTTTCTTGTTGTAAAAGATGCCTCAATGTCCGGCGTGTTAAACTTGATACTCTCGCCCTTTGTTTCGTACTTTTCAGACGGTACTTTAAATTTTGCTTTAAGCAGCCATACGTAACGGTATTTACCACCCGTTTTCTTAGCTCTGAACCCTACAGCAACATACGGCGGCTCGTCCTCTTTTCCCGCCCATACTACGCTGTTCTTATCTACTGCCTGCCCCAGCAGCTCTGCCAGCACTTCCGGCGTAAGGTCTTTAATTCCCAGCTTAAGCGTTCCGCTTGCAAACTCCGTGACGCTCTCGCTTAATGTGTCGTCTGCATACAAGCTGCCGTCTGCTGTCTTTACGGATAAATCGGCGCTCATTGCCTCTGCCATTTTCTTAGGTGTCCCGTAGCTCTCTGCTCCGTCTGCCTCTGTGCATACGGCGTAATATAAATCTTTCAGTCCCAGTGTCATTGTTTAATCACTCCTCTTTCAAAATCTCGACTGTGATAGGCACTAACCAGTACCCCGTTTCTGTTTCGTAGCTTTCTGCGTCTATGCTGTTGATATAAACGCCTGCTGCTTTCAATACCTCTTTTGTCTTATCAAGCTGCGCCTCAAAATCGCCCTTATGGAAAAGCGTAACTCTATACATTTCCCTGCGCTCTTTCTCTTCGTCGTCTGCATTTACCGCAGGCGTACCCAGCAGCCGCAGAAACGTATAATATGCGTCTGGCTTATCCCGTCCAGTGTAAACGCCTCTCTGGGCTGGCAACCCTGCGCTTTCTAAAATCTCCTGTATACTCATTCGCCTGTTTCACTCTCCCATATACTGCGCTGTGCCTCTACTACCTTTTCGTGCGCCTTTTCGTTTGCCACTGTCATATAAGGGCGTGCAGCGTGGCTACTTGTGCCGTACTCTGCCACAAAGCCGATTGTTGCATAGCGCACCTTGCTTTTATCTCCTTTTCTGTCGTTTCCATGCTTTGCCCGTCCCTGTGGGTATATCTCTACGTATTTCTCCGTATCGTCGCCCTTTACGTCCGTAGCTTTTATGGAATTGATAAAACCGCACGTTTCATTCAGTCCCATTGCCTGTGCCTCTGCTCTCTGTGCCTCTATCAGCACATCAGCACCAGCTTTAAGCATTTTGGGGACTGCCTCAACTGTAGCCGCCTCTCTCCGGCTGAAAGCGTCTATAATATCTTCCAGCCCGACTGTGTTAAACTCTCCCATGCTTACACCTCGTTTCTGTTGCGTAAATCTGTAAGCGTAAGCTCTATGGTGTCTGTTCCTGTATCGTAGGTTTTAAGCACGAAATAACGCCGCCCGTTTACTTCTACCACGTCCTCGCCGCCATAATCTGCCTTGTGTACCTCGTACTTTGCCTCTACCAGCTTTCCTGTCTGCTGGCTCTTAAAATATTCGCTGTATCCTACTGTTTTTTTGTTACAGAATACAGTGCGGGCGCTTTCTTCCGGCTTTACTGCAAAGCCGTTTTTATTTACCCTGTTTTCTGCTGCTGTTTCTGCAATAAGCGTTAATTCGTCCTGCCACTCCACCGCTTATACCTCGCTTTCTGCGCCGTCGGTGTCCGTTTCGGACACTTCCGGCGCTGTGTTGTATTCCACTGATAAAGCTAAGCGCATTTTAAGTGCGTCGTATGACTTACCTTTACCGTAATATCAGTAATGCGCTTGCCTCTCGGTGTTTCTCTGTATGTTGGCTTATTCGCTATAACGCCTCTTACTGCTGCCTCGTCCTGCTCTACTGCCTTTTCCGATACCGCCACAAAATCTGCCAGAATATATACCAGCAGTCTACCGCTCTGGAAGTCCTTAAGCGTCTGCACCTTACCTGTCAGTAAAAGCCTGCTGCCCTCTACAAATTCCTGCATAACGTCAAATTCTATGCCGTTGCAAGCCCTGTATGGTACGTCCTCTGCAAATACTACCGTTACCTCGTCCGGCACGCCGCTTGGTCTTACCGTTTCCAACTTTGCCATATAACCGCAAAACGGCAGCCCGCATAGCTGCTTAATTTCCTTAATCTGTGTAAGCGTTCCTACCAGTCCCGCTGCATTTCCCTTGATACCGCCACCTGTAAGCTCGTCCATGATTGCAGTATCTAAATCCCGTAAAAAATCCGGCTTTTTCTTTGTCATACTTCCTGCCCTTTCCTTTCTTATATGTAAATGGTGTAGTAAAGCGACATCTGCAAATCACTAAACTTATACTGTGCTGTCTGGTCTGGCTCTAATGGTTTCATAAGCCCCAGCTCTTTCCAGCGTCTGTGCGTTATCTCCGGCACTGCTCTAAACTTCTTTACCTCATGCCCGCTGTATTTTCGGTATTCCTCGCTTATCTCATGGTCTGCAAACGGTTTGAACGCTGCCAGATACCCTACGTAAACCTCTGCTTTGCCCTCGATAATGCGCAGGCGGTCTGAACTCTCCAGCGTGCCTATAAATTCCTTTACTGTCACTGTCTGCCTCTCCTACTTCTCTGGCATTTCGTACAGCCTCGGTATTACTGCTGCAAACGGCTGTACGTCCATGCCGCCCCTTATTATGGCTGCACCGCCAGCCGTAAACAGATAGCTTACGCACGCTTTCTGTATCTCGTCCAGCACCTCTAAGCAGCGCTCTTTTGTGGCATACTCTCCAATTTCTTCTAAACACCCGTCACTTATGCAAATTACGTGGCGCTTTTTGTCTGCCTCTGCGCCGCCTCTCTTTTTCTTTATGTCCTCGTACTCTCCATACTCTACGCAGGCGTAATTACCGCCCAATCTATACAGCTTTTCTTTATTCTGGCTGCGTATATATACCTCGCTCATTGCCTTTATCTCCTTGCCTCTAAGTTTTCCATTTCAGAAATGCAGTTTGACGGTATCAGCTCATAAGCTGCCGCCTCTATTTCTGTAAGCGCCTCTTTGTACTCAATGTATCCCCACGCCTGCCGTGCTATCTCTGGTACGTTCTGCCGTTCCTCAAAATTTTCTATATGTAAAATCTCGTTTCCCTGCGGCTTTGGAAATGTTCCCAGCGATAACGGGCGTAAAGGGCTGTAATATCTGTGGCTCATTCTCTCGCCCCGCTTTCCTCTTTATGTTCTTGGTAGCCTCTCTGGTATGCGTCCTCTACTATCAATGCCTCTGCTGCCATTCTCTGCCTCTCTTCCTTTCGGCGGCGCTCTCTGTCTTTCCATGTGTGCCGCTCTCCTGTTCTGGCGTTTGGTTTTACCGTGCGGGCTGCTTTTCGCATTAAAAAGCAGCTGAAAACCTGTTGACTGTCCACATACTTTCTGGCTGGTATGACCGCCGCTATTTTTCCACGGTATACAGATTGCAGCTATTAGCCTGCTGCCCTCTGCCGCAGGCTCGCCATGCCTGCTACACAATGCGCCGTGTGGGACTTGAACCCACGACTTGCCGCTTATGAGGCGGCTGCTCTAACCAACTGAACTAACGGCACTCGTGGCGGCTGCTGCCGCCTACATTTCCTCTAAACTGTCGGTTTCTTCCAGATAGCCTATAAATTCCTCTAAACTATCTACGTTTTCCTGCATCTGCTCGCCACGTTCTCCATATTGCAAACTCTCCGGCAGATTTTCGTAGCTTTCCTGCTCTTCGTCTTTTACCTCTTCCAAAATGTCCCTTGCTTGGCTTATCAGCTCTAATGCCTCTGCAATTCTGTTGCGCCTCTGCTTATTCATTCTTTACCGTTCCTTTCCTTATAGTGCCTGCTGCCCCGCTGCTGCTGTGTATGTTTTCAGTGTGGCGTTGCAGCGTTTGAACTCCCTATAAATAGTGTCCCTGTGTGTTCCCAGCGCCTCTGCAATATCGCTTACGCTGCTGCCCTGCTTACTCATAGCCTCTATGGTCTGCCTGTCCTCATAATGCAGACGCTTATACTTTCGTTTTCCCATGCTCTATGCTCCTTTCCTTTGGGCGACGTTACCGCCGCCCCTTTCCTCATTTTTCTGCTACAGCCTCTGGCTTACAAAGAATGTGCATACACAAAAGCCCTTTTATAGCTGTCGGTAAATCATACGGTATAATTCTTTCTTCATTGCACTGGTCGAACATTGCGTTTATTCCTGCTATTTGCCATTCTTCTACGTCGTTCTCTCCACTTTTCAAAAATTCCGCTGCGTCCCGTGCCTCTCTTATGCAATCTTTCATAACTCTTGCGTTATTGTCGTGTGCGCTTACTCTAATTTGCAGTTTATCCGGCTCTTTCTTTCGCTGCTCTTCAAACTCTGCCGCCTCTCTCTTCTCTGTGTCCTCTTCGTTAAGCATCTCGTCAGCGAACCAATAAACCAGTTTATATAGCCTTTTTATTGCTTTCTTGCGGTTTTCGCTTAATTCTACTTTTTCGTCTGCCTTGTCTGCATAGATACGGCTTTTGCTGTACTCTGTACTCCAAAACTCTGTTACGCCGTTCTCTGTTCTTTCGTAAAATATCCCGCTACCGTCCTTGCATACATACTGCTTATGAATGACGTTATTTTCCATGCTTGATGTTTCTTCGTATTCTTTCCCGTACAATACTTCCGCTTTTGCTGCCTCATACTCTTCAAATGTCACTCTTTCCAT